GCGGCACCACGGGCGGCAAGTTCGCTTCGGACGGCAGCAACGCGGCCTACGCGCAGGCACCGTTCAACGCCTCCTGCACGCAGGGGGCGGTGTCGGTCGCCGTCAAGATCCCGGCCAGCACCCCCGCTGCGGACTACAACTTCCTCAACATCCGGGACACCTCGGGGGCGCTCGTGCTGTCCCTGGTCTACCGCTCTGGCGGGTCGCTGGTGGCCGCCGACAAGGCGAGCGTCTACAGCACGATCCTCACGGCGGCACAGGCCACGGCGGGGACCTTCTTCCGTGTCGAGCTCGTTGTCACCGCCCTGTCGGCCACGGCCGGTGCGTACACGGCGCGCGCCTACAACAGCGCGGGCACCCAGGTCGGCTCGACGGTGAACGTCACGACTGCGAACACCGGCACCACGGCGATGTCTTACGTCCGGTTCGGCTCGACGTCGGCCACCGCCTTCACCATCTCGCTGGACTCGGTGCAGACCAGCGACGGGGCCACCACCGAGATTGGCCGCCTGTCCGGCAACACCACGCCGCCGACCATCGCGGCCATCGCGGACCAGACCTTCACCGCGAACGGCACGGTCACGCTGCCCGCGGTCGGCACGGCCTACAACGGCGACACGGTATCCAGCTACTCCTGGACCTGCACCCGCGCGATCGGCACGGACGGCACGACCCTCGGCGCGCCCACCCTGACGGGCGGCACCACGGCCAACCCGACGTTCAGCCTCACGACCAAGGGCCGCTACGAGTTCAGCGTCACCTGCCAGGACAGCTCGGGCAACGTGTCGGCTCCCCAGACGGCGCGCGTGTTCTACGGCGACACCAAGATCACGCCCATCTTGGTGCAGAGCAACGCAGGCTGGTCGCTCTCCGCGATCGGCAACCTGTCGGACGTCTCGGACGCCACCTACGCCGACAGCGGCGCGAGCGGGTCCGGGAACCAGCTCATCGTCGTGCTCGCGCCGATCCTCGCCACGCCCACCTCGTTCCAGCTCGACATCCGCTCCTTCGTCCAGGCGGTCGGCGGGACGCAGCAGGTCGAGCTGCTGGACTCGGACGGCACGCTGCGGAAGAACTGGGGAGCGCTCGGCCCCGGCACCTCCTTCGCAGATCAGCTCCTGAACCTCACCAGCGGGGAGATTGCCACGATCACGAACTGGAACGCGCTGCAGCTCCGTCTGACGCAGGTGTGATGTGGCCTGGCGCATAGCGAAGATCAGCGGAACCGCTGGCTCAACCTGGCGAGTCGCCAAGGTCAGCGGGGCGCTGAGCTACGTCCAGAACTCGTGGCGCATCGCGCGCATCACCGGCACCCTCGGCAGCTCGTGGCGCATCGCCAAGATCAGCGGTGCCGTGGCGTACACCGTCACGCCCGTGGTCGCCACCCCGGCCACGCAGACGGTCGACCCGCTGACCACTGTGACGATCGTGGGTCAGACGTCGAACGGCATCGTGCCGGATTCCTGGTCCTTCACGTCGCCCGGCATCACGATCACCGTGGTGGGCAACACGGCCACGTTCCAGGCCCCCGGCACGCCCACGGGCGGTACCGTCACGGTGACGATCACCGCCACCAAGGGAGCGAATACCTCGAGCGCAGTGACAGCCAGCGTCATCGTCGGGCCGACGGCAGGTGCGTACCAGCGCGCTGACGGCTCGATGGGCGCAGTCAGCAACCCGTACCAGGCCTAGGAGCGAGCATGGCGATCGAGCTGCCCGATGAGGTAGTCAGCGGCGGCGGGCCGTTCTCCACCTACGAGGACAGCCAGCTCGGCTACATCCCGTCCACCAAGACGGTGGCGAACGTGATGACCGCGGTGCGCCGGATGTTCGGCGACGAGGCCGGGGTGCAGGTCCAGGACTCGGACATCATCGACTGGATCAACGATGGCCAGGACACCATCGTCAACCGGAACCGGATCCTGAAGAGCCGGGCGTTCACCAACTCCATCGTCGGCATCGCGCAGTACCGCTACCCGGATGACCAGATCGAGCAGGTGGAGAGCATCCACTACAACGGCGTGCCGATCAAGAGCATCAGCTTCGCGCAGGCCGAGCAGGAGATCCGCTACTGGGACTCGACCCCGCCCATCGACCCGGTCATCTGGTGGGAGTGGGCGGGCAGCTTCACGCTCTGGCCTGCACCGCCAGCGCCCGCGCCCATCGTCATCTACTACACCCTGCGGCCGCAGCCGATCAAGAACGCCTCCGACCTGCTCAGCATCCCGGACAAGTACTTCCAGACCCTGGTGAACTACTGCCTCCAGCAGGCGTACGAGCTCGACTCCGACTGGCAGGCAGCGCAGCAGAAGCAGTCGCAGTTCGAGGCGGCCGTCAACGCCTTCGGTGAGGAGGAGCGCACCGGGGAGCACATGACCTACGAGACCGTCACCGACGTGGACGACTGGTACTCCAACGGACCGGACTGGATCTGATGCCCGGCAACTCCGTCATCGCTGGCCCCTTCCAGGGCGGCCTGTCGACCTACAGCGACCCCACCTCGATCCAGGACAACGAGCTCGTCGTCTGCGACAACTTCGACATCGACATGGACGGCTCGCTGAAGAGCCGCCCGCCCTTCGTCGACCGCGGTGTGACCTTCCCGCTGGCCACCACCGGCAACATGCGGATCCTCGGCTACTACTACGTGTCGGCCGGGAACGTCAACTCGAACTACGTCGTGGCGAGCGACGGCAACTCGAGCACCTACTACTTCGACGGCAGCTCCTGGCACCTCATCACGAGCAGCCTGTCGGCCGTGTCGATGGTGCAGTACAACGGCCAGCTCTGGCTGGTCGCCCCGACCGGGGTCTGCGGCTACTGGACGCCGACGGGCGGCTGGGTGGCCGACGACTGGTGCCCGAACGGCGAGAGCATCACGGTCTACAAGAGCCGCATGTACGTCGCCGCCGGGGCCTCGGCCGTGAACCGCACGCTCATCTCGAGCGGGAACACCACGGGCATCGTGGGCACGTCGACCGGCTGGGTGCCGGACGTCACCGACATCTACTACTCGGCCGTGCTGGGCCTGTCCCCGTGGAAGCCCATCACCTCCGGCACCAACCCGCCGCAGTCCCCGGGCATCAGCGTCTTCAAGGTCAACGCGGGCGACGGCCAGGCCACGGTCGCGCTGCTGAACACCCAGGGCACGTTCTACATCTTCCGCACCGCGTCGATCTGGACCTTCAGCTACGCGAGCGACCCCAAGGCCGGAGTCGTGGCCAGTCTCGTGCCGAACATCGGCCTCGCTGACTCGCAGGCGCTGCTGTTCTTCGAGAACTACATCTACTTCATGTTCGACGGCAAGGCGTACACCCTCTTCTCCGGCCTCGCCAACCTGTTCAATCCCAAGGTGCCCTTCGTGGCAGGCAGCCGCACAGGGGTCTACCAGCCCTTCGCGGTGTCGGTCTTCAACCGGCGCATCATCTTCACGTACTACGACACGATGTACGTCTACAGCCTGCGGTCGCAGAACTGGACGACCTGGCACGCACCGGCATACGGCAGCATCGGCAAGATCGTGCAGTTCAGCGGCGCGCTCACCTCCGACACGCCCGTGGCGGTCACCAGCCCGAACGTCTCGGTCGCTCCGGGCGGCACTCGCACAGCGAAGCTGCTCTACCTCACGGACGCCTTCACCGACGAGGTCGAGGCAGCGCCCTACATCTGCTCGATGCAGACCAAGACCGTCGACTACGGCGCTCCGACCAACTACAAGCGGCTCTTCTGGTGGGCAGTGGACGCCACGTACCGCTCCGGCCTCGTCGCCAAGGTCGTGCCCGAGGTGTTCAGCTATCAGGTCACCTGGGGCCAGATCCTGGCGATGGGACGCACCTGGGGCTCCATGCGGAGCTACACCTGGGGGAATCCGAGCGCAGGCGACCTCAGCGCGAGCACGCAGGTATCCGGTGTCGGAGCAGGCCTCGGTCCGCTGCGGAAGACCATCCGCCTCAACAAGAACATGCGCTTCAAGCAGGCGTACTACACGGTGGCGCTCACGGTCGACGGCTCATCGAAGACATGCCCCGCACGTATCTTCCTGCTCGAGACATTCGTGCTAGTGAAGGATCGAGTGTCGCGCACGGTTAGCTGAGCTCCCTCGGTACTGTTCGCACATGATGTTCGGTGGTCCGAAGCCGCCCATTGGGCTGCCTCCGACCAGCGAGCTTCGGCAGCACATCCAGGGCTTTCAGCCCAACGCGCAAGGAGCCCCCGTGCCCGGACAGTTCAACCCGTACGCCGCGGGGGACAAGCACTACGGTGGCGGCCGCTCCGCACCCAACGTGGGGAAGACCACGAACAAGGTCGGCTACGGCAAGCGCGATGCCAAGAAGGCCGCGATGACCGAGGCATTCAAGCGACACGGAGGCAAGTGATGGCCGTTCCCCCGCAGTTCCAGAAGGCGCACGACCGCATGGCGGGCAAGAAGCCGACCCCGCTGAGCCCGCAGAAGGGCCAGGGCGGCCCGCTGTCCTCGATCGCCTCGACGCCCAAGAAGGGCGACGCCGACGACAAGAAGAAGCAGGCGATGCTCGCCGCGTTCAAGGGCCGCCACTGATGAGCAAGGCGGTCAGTAAGGCCGACGCAGCGAAGGCCGCGCAGGATGCCTGGAAGGGTGACAGCACCTACCAGGCCACGCGCGGTGCGCTCCAGGCGCAGCTCGGTGAGTACGGCCGCAACCTCGTCTCCCAGGGCAACCGCTACGACGAGCAGTTCGGCAAGGACCTCGGCAACCTGGGTCTGCAGCAGCCGAGCGGCGCGCGCTACACCACGCCCGACGCGGGGTCCTACACCTGG